GACGCATTAGGCTCTACGATGCAGACAGGCTGCAGCTAACGCGATGCTGAGCAAGATCAAGCTGTACGGCAAACTGGCGAAGTTCATCGGCCATCGTGTGCTCGAAGCGGACATCACATCTGCTGCTGAAGCTGTGCGGTTTCTGGTGGTGAACTTCCCAGGGCTTGAGCAGCACATGGCTGAGCAGCACTACCGCGTAAGTGTTGGCAACTACGACCTAAGCAAGGATGAGTTGCATCACCCGAGCGGGCAGCAGCAGATCAGTATTGTGCCCGTGATCGTCGGTGCTGGTGCGGTTGGGCGCATAATTGCAGGAGCAGCTCTGATCATTGCATCCATCTTTATTCCTGGATCTGCAATGATTTTCGGTACAGCGGTGAAAGGACTTGTATTTGGTCTCGGTGCAAGCCTCGCCTTAGGCGGCGTCGCACAACTCTTATCACCCGTACCAACCTTACCGACTGGACAGGATACGCAATCCGATCCACGTAAGTCCTACAGCTTCTCCGGCATCCAACAGGTATCAAGGCAGGGTGTGCCGGTGCCGATCGTCTACGGTGAAACCATCGTGGGCAGTGTGGTTGTTTCTGCTGGTATTGACACGGTTGAGGTGGCGGCATGACCACGATTCGCGGTGCTGGCGGTAAACCACCTAAGTCATCAGCACGTATCCCAACAACTGCACCGGATACGCTGCATTCCAAGCAGTACGCACAGGTTATTGACCTGCTGAGCGAAGGTGAAATCGAAGGCTTGGTAGGTGGCTACAAGGGCATCTACCTAGACATTACACCAGTACAAAATGCAGACGGATCATATAACTTCCAGGATCTGATCATTGAAACGCGCAATGGTACGCAGCTGCAGACTGCAATACCACTTGAAAGTGCCACTGAAAACGAAGTACCTGTAGGCGTCGTCGTGTCACAGGCCGGTGGTTATGTAGTTCGTACCGTAACGGATACAACTGTTGATGCAGTGCGTGTTACGATCACCGTACCGCAGCTGTATATCGCAACCGATAAAGGTGACATCGGCGCACAGGATGCTCATGTCGTCATTGATCGACGTTATGCCGGCGGTGGATGGACGCAGATCTTTAGCGACAACAACGGCGGTTTGATTCGTGGCCGCACCAATGACGCATATCAGCGTGACTTCCTGATCCCAATTGATGGTGCCTTCCCGGTTGACATCCGCGTATGGCGCGGCAACCCAGATAGCAGCAACCCAACCCGGATCGTTAATGCCTTCAACTGGACAAGTTACACCGAAATCACATACGCTAAACTGCGCTATCCAAACAGCGCGTTAGTATCGCTGCGCATCAATGCTGAGCAGTTCAATAGTATCCCGCAACGCAGCTACCGCATCCGTGGCATCAAGGTTGCAATACCAAGCAACGCAACCGTTGATAGCGTCACCGGCCGATTGATCTACGCCGGCATCTGGAACGGTGTATTTGGTGCTGCGCAGTGGACTACAGATCCAGCATGGATCCTATGGGATCTGCTTACGTCAACGCGCTACGGGTTTGGTGATCACATCCAAGCCGCAGACCTCGATAAGTTTGCATTTTATGCCGCTAGCCAATACAGCTCAGCACTTGTACCAAACGGCAGCGGTGGTTATGAGCCGCGCTTTAGCTGTAACGTCAACATCCAAACCCCAGAGGATGCCTATAAGTTGATCAATGATATGTGTTCAGTGTTCCGCACCATGCCCTACTGGGGTGCCGGCGCGCTGGTCATATCACAAGATACACCATCCGATCCGCTTTATGCCTTCACGCCAGCCAACGTAAAAGATGGCATCTTCAACTACAGCGGCACTAGCATCAAGAACCGCCCCACCGTTGTTGTCGTCAGTTACCTAGACCTCGATGCGCGTGACATCATGCGCGAGGTTGTTGAAGATGCAGACCTCATCGCTAAATACGGCGTCGTTCAAACTGAGATCAGTGCATTTGCCTGCACATCACGCTCCCAGGCGCGGCGCATGGGGCGGTGGATGCTCTACACCGAATGGAACGAAGCTGAGGTATGCAGCTTCACTACCAGCATTGATGCTGGCGTGGTGGTGCGCCCCGGACAGGTCATCAGCGTTGCCGATCCGGTCAAGGCTGGCGCACGCCGTGGTGGTCGCATCAGCTCCGCTACCACATCAGCCGTCACCATCGACGACGCCACCGGCATCAGCTTCGCTGCAGGTGCAACACTGACCGTCATCCTGCCAACAGGCATCAGCCAGTCGCGTTCTGTTACCAGCATCGCCGGTAGCACCATCAACGTATCACCGGCATACGACACAGCACCAAATACCAATAGCGTATGGATGTACGAAACACCCGACATCCAAGCGGCGCTATACCGCGTGCTAGCAATCGAGGAGCAGGATGGTATTGAATACAGCGTCAGCGCACTAGCGCACAACCCAGGCAAGTACGCCTACGTTGAAGAGGATATTCCGCTGCCGGCGCGTGATATTACAAACCTCAATGCTGAGCCAGATCCACCGACGAACCTAACAGCGCAAGAGGTACTGTACGAAGGTGCCGGTGGTGTTAAGTCTAAAATCATCGTAAGTTGGCGCGCTACGCTAGGCGCTAATCAATACCTAGTACGCTGGCGCGTTGATGACCGCAACTGGATCACCAACACCGAAGCGCAAGTTGATTACGAGATCACTGATAATATCGTCGGCACATATGAGATAGAAGTTTATGCGCTTAATGCAGCGCTAAAGCCATCGCTTAATCCAGCGCGGCTTACATTCCAGGCATACGGCAAGACAGCGCCACCTACAGCGGTGAGCAACCTATCGCTGGTGGCGGTCGATAGCGCTAGCGCCATCCTGAGCTGGGATCGAGCTACGGACCTTGACGTGCTGGTCGGCGGCAAGGTGCTGATCCGCCACAGCCAAGCGTTAGTTGGTGCTGAATGGGACGCCAGCCAGGAGATTGTGGCTGCAGCCGCTGGTTCGCAAACGCAGAAGCTAGTACCACTGCTTGAAGGCACCTACCTAGCGAAGTTCGAGGATGATACCGGCAACCGTTCGACAACGCCGACGCTGGTACTGGCGGACCTGCCAACACCACAGCCGCGACTGATGGTGCAAACCTACGCCGAAGATGCTGAGGTGCCGCCATTCAGCGGCAACTATACCGATATGGCGTACCAGTCAGAGCTAGGCGGCCTGACGCTTGTTAGCGGCACTGCTGTTGATGCAATGGCCACTGACGGTAACTGGGATGCGTTGCCATCCATTGACGGTATCGGTGGTGTGGTCAGCAGCGGCGCTTATGAGTTCGGCAGCAGTTATGACATGGGCGCTGTATTTGATGTGAACTTACAGCGCCGGTTGGTTGCATTCCCGTACCTGCCCAATGGCCTGTGGGATGACCGCGTTGGGTTGATTGATGACTGGCCGGCAATTGACGAAACCAACCTTGATCAAACCGACGCACGAGTCTATGTGCGTGCCACCGCTGACAACCCAGCTGGTACGCCGGCATGGGGCGAATGGCGGGAGTTCGCTAATGCAATCGTGCGTGGCCGCGGCTTCCAATTCAAGATGGAAGCAGCAACCACCAACCCAGACCTCAACCTAATTGTTAGTGAGCTTGGCGCTGTAATGGAGCTGCAGCAGCGCACGGAGCAGTCAGCGGTGCTTACCAGCGGCGCCGGTGCCTATACGGTGACGTTCGCTAATGCGTTTTACCAAACGCCAGCAATTGGCATCACGGCAATGAATATGGGCACTGGCGATTACTACGCGATCACGGCAACCACCCGGCAGGGATTTACTGTAACCTTTAGGGATAGTGCCGGGACCGCCGTGAGTCGGCAATTCACCTATTCCGCCGTTGGCTACGGCAAGGAGGTTTGATCCAGCATGGCACAGCACGATTACAACGTCGCCAACCAATCCGGCGCTGGCTTCAGGGCTGACCTGAACAGTGCGCTGCTAGCGGTTGTATCACAGAACAGCGGCGCCGCTGCACCTAGTACAACCTACGCTTATCAGCTGTGGGCTGATACGACCAACGGTGTGCTCAAGCAACGCGATTCCGCTAATTCGGCGTGGATTGAATTAGGCACACTGGATGGCTTGGCGCTGTATTCAAGGTATTTAGTTCCTCAAGTTGA